AATTGCGCCATTCCATTACAGTATGTTCGTTGCTTCCCGTCGTGAGGCTGGCGAATTTGAGGTTGTTGACGTGACATTTCGTTGCGTTAACAAGCCTTATTTGCCGGATGTAGTGGTACCTGTCTTATCTTCTTCTTTTACGAAGAAGTATGAGGCGTGTACCCCGAATTCCAGCCGTAACCGGAAGGTTTGGAAATCTTTTGAACATTATAAAAGTGTTCAGGAATTTTCAAATTCTTCCTTCTTCAGTTATGACGTCGATTTGGTGCAGAACAATGAGTTCGGCATCTATCGGGGATCAATACCTGGAGGTACGTTCGCCGCCATTGGATGGGACGCGTATGGGGATCCGGGCCAACCCATTGCGGGTTTGCCTGGTTTCTATGTGTATCGCGAGGTGGATGGTGGTTTTGTACCACCGCCTGGCGATCTTGATCAATTGGTTTCTCGCTCCTTACGGAGCATGTTACCTATTATCAAGTCGGAGTTGTCGCTGGTCAATTCAGTTTATGAACTGAAGGACTGGACACACCTCCCTCACATGGTGTCGCGTTTGACGAAGATAGCCAAACGGAGCTATCGGACCCTACGCAATATCCTCAGAGCCGGGTCGGATCAATATTTGAATTACAAATTCAATATTGCTCCGACATTGGACGACATCTGTGGCATTCGTGCCGCATTGTCGAAGTATGAGCGTCGTATAAACGACCTCATTACTCGAGCGGGTAGTATCCAGAAGAAACATTGGTGTTTCTCCTGGACGGAGTTTCCAGATCTCTTTGAAAAGAGGACAGACCAACAGTGGTTTCCTGCTGATGTTCAGCAGTATCCGCCGTTGTTCTATTTCCATATTTTCAGGAATACTCTGTATTCTCCGTCTACATTCCATGCTGAAATTTCTTATAATTACAATTATGAGAAATACCAGGTTGCGCATGCGCAACTACTTGGCCTCCTAGATGCTCTTGGGGTTAACGTTAATCCCAGGATCATTTGGGCTGCCATTCCGTGGTCGTTTGTTATTGATTGGGTCATCAACGTTGGTCGATGGCTAGATCAATTCAAACAGAGCAACATGGAACCGCGCATAAACATACTGAGTTACCTCTGGACAATCAATAGGAAGCGCCGGATCGTGGTTGGAAGGTTCCAACCAGTTCAGGCTTCGCGACCTACTGAAGGCCCATGGGTAGCTGCCTCGACAACCTACGAAACGGCTTATCGCCGCCAAGTCGGTTTGCCGAGCATTAGCTCGATAACATCGAGCGGGCTGACACTCGAAGAGTTCAGTCTAGGTGCCGCTCTCGTGTTTTCACGAGGCAGGCATCGCAAACGCAAGAGGTGAGCTGCATAGCTCACCGCATCACGTGAGTGATGCCAACACGTAGTAACTACATATGCTGAGTAATTCACTCAACACGAACGAGATCAAGGACAGGACAGGGGCCGAAGTTGAATTCGCCCGCCTTTCCAGCAACGACCGGTCAACGGTGTTTTCGCAAATTACGGAAACACCGAACCTCCCCCATCGCCTGACAGTTTCCCATCAGGAGATTGGGGAAGGCTTGAAGAAGCGTCGGCGCAGCCTCATCAGACTCGACAAAACGTCGATGTCCGGTGTGGATGCTACGATGCCAATCACGACCTCGGCGTATATTGTTTTGGACCACCCGGTTGGTGCTTCCAGCAATAACAACGAGGCCGCCAATGTCATTGCGGAGCTTTTGTCATTCTGCGCCACAACTGGCGCAGGTACGACGGTGCTCTTCGATGGCACTGGGAACGGTGCTGCGACTCTCTTGAACGGTCAGCTTTAGCTGCCCGTCAATCGAGCCATCCAACTCGTACACATTCGTCGTGCAGAATCGCGTATTGTTTATATAAACAATACGTGAAACTGTGCGGCGTTTGGTGTCCGAGTTCTCAGTAGTTATGGTGAGCATAATGGTTATGCGAACAAGGTGAAAGTGGGGTCCTGTTTGATACTTACTCTCGTATTCGGAGGAATCCGAATTTCGAAGCAGGCATCAACAAAGGGCACACTTCCATCTATGTGCGTTGACCCATCATACTTACCAGTCGGATCTGGTGCTAATGCACAATGAATGACAGGAGAAATCCTGTCACCATTGGGTATCGACGGCAGAAACGACGCATCGATGGTGCTTTGGAGACTTTTTGTCTTCATAGTGTTGTTGATGTTATTAGCTAATGAGTTCGTTCATTTGTAGTTTTAGGCGAAAGCCGAGGCTACAAATGGGACTCTGTGTTGAGTGCGTGAAAGGCGCTAGGAGGAATACCTTATGGTACCCACTAACAGCCTAGAAGATAGTTACACTATCCTCGCCGCGCTCATACAGAGCGTTCCGAACGTTACTGGACTGGTGCTTAGCACACGGAGTCTCAATCTTACCTGTAAAAAGGTCAGAAAGAGGCTTTTTGCGGAAGGTATGGGTTTTCTAACGAAAACCTTGCCACGTCTGGGTAAGGCCTTTGATAAAGTCCTTACTGGGAGTATAAAACTGAACGCAATCGAGTACGGTTTTAAACCCGCGCCCGGTTGTGAGTATCCGATGTTATTCGGAGAACTCTTCAGCCATGTACTCTCAACAGATGGCGGACTCCTTCCGAGTCCATGTACCAAATGCGTCGCAGTGTTAAGGCAGCTTATGCTCGTTTACTACAAGTATGAACTACCCTACACTGATGAACAAGAACAGATCGTTCTCGATCGGTTTAAAGAAACTGAGCGAGAACTCACGGCACGCAGCTCCGACCTCAAAGAACTTGAGGCTGAAGTTGTTGTTAGCGAGTGTGACAGCTATCACTCCTATCTTGGGAATGATATTGTCTCAATCGCACGCGAAGCGAGGGGTCTCTTACAGAGACTCTTCGCGACCTTCGATCCCACCGACATTTATCCACGGCATGGACCGGGTGCCGTTGCTACAAAGCAACGACTCTGGTCCAAATACCAATGGACAAATGTTGCGAGAAAGATCACGGACGTCTACCCATTCGATGAGTATTTTTGCTCGTCCTTGGGTAACGTCTGTGACGATTGGCGGAATTTTGATTCCGTCAGACAGGAGAGTCTTCCAGCACGGGTTTGTCTCGTGCCCAAAGATTCTCGCGGCCCTCGCCTTATCTCTGCTGAGCCTGTTGATTATC